CAGTTCTCAAGACAAATAACTACGAATACATAAAGAAAAGAGTTGATTATGATCAAGTCACTTTAGGTATATCTGCAGTAAAGCATTCATTTAATCGACATGAAGGTATAAAATTAGAATATGTTGATCCAGCTAACATGATCTGGAGTCCAACTGAAGATCCAAAGTTTGAAGATTGCTATTACTTTGGAGAGGTTAAAAATGTAAATATAACAGAACTAAAAAAAATAGATCCTTCTTTAACGCAATCAGAACTAGAAGAAATAGCAAAAATGTCTTCCAAGGCAGATGTGTATCCAGGTGTAAGAGGTGGATATAATACAGACAGCTTTGATAAGAACACAGCAACTCTTCTATATTTCTGTTATAAAACTGATAAAAGTATCGTATACAAAAAGAAAAAAAATTCTTTTGGTACTGATAAAGTATTGCAAAAGGACGACACTTTCAATCCGCCTAAAACAGAACAAGCAAGATTTGAAAAACTTTCTAAAAAAATTGACGTATGGTACGAAGGTGTACTTGTTCTAAACACAAACTATCTACTCAAGTGGGAGTTGATGAAAAACATGGTAAGACCAAAATCAGCAGTACAGAAGGTATACGCACCGTATATTGTAAGTGCTCCAAAAATGTACAGAGGAGCAGTTGATTCTTTGGTAAAAAGAATGATACCATTTGCTGATCAAATACAACTTACACATTTGAAGTTACAGCAAGTCACGTCAAAAATGATTCCTGATGGTGTGTATTTAGATATAGATGGTTTGTCATCTATTAATCTAGGTAACGGTAACACCTATAATCCACAAGAAGCTCTTAACTTGTTCTTCCAAACAGGATCTGTTATTGGAAGAAGTATGACTGAGGAAGGTGAGTTTAATCATGGTAAAATACCAGTACAAGAACTTACTTCTAGTGGTGCTAACTCTAAAATATCTAGCTTGGTTAGTGTATATAATTACAACTTAGAAATGATTAGATCAGTTACAGGTCTAAACGAAGCTAGAGATGGTAGTACTCCAGATTCTAAAAGCTTAGTAGGTGTACAAAAACTAGCTGCTCTTAATTCAAACACTGCGACTAGACATGTGTTACAATCAGGTGTATTTACAACACAAAGGTTATCTGAGTGTGTTTCTTACAGGATATCAGACATATTAGAGTATTCAGATTTCACAGAAGATTTCATAAAGTCTGTTGGCAAGTATAGTGTAGAATTAATGCAGGAAATAAAAGATTTACACTTACATGATTTCGGCATATTTGTCGAACTACATCCAGACGAAGAAGAAAAGCAAACACTAGAACAAAATATACAAGCATCACTTAGTCAAGGAAAGATAGATATTGATGATGCTATAGATGTGAGAAATGTAAAAAATGTTAAGATTGCATCACAACTGTTAAAAGTCAGAAAGAAAAGAAAAGAAAAAATAGATCAGCAGCGACAACAAGAAAATATGGCTGTACAAGCTGAAGCTCAAAATCAAGCATCTATGGCTTTAGAAGCTAAGAAGCAAGAAGGTGATGCAAGACGTTTGCAGTTAGAGGCACAGTTGTTGCAAATGAAAAACGAATTTGAATTAGCCAGAATGGATAAAGAAGCTCAATATAAAATTATGCTTCTAGAAAAACAAGGTGAGATCAATAATCAAAAACAAGGTATTGATGTTGCAACACAAATGGCAAAAGAAAATTTTAGAGAAGACAGAAAAGATAAGCGGACAGAAAAACAAGCTAGTCAGCAATCTAAAATGATTCAACAAAGACAACAGGATTTAGATCCTATTGATTTTGATGGACAAGATTCATTAGGCTCTGGACAACAGGGACTTATGGGAGCATAAAGGTAGTACCTTTGTAATTGAAATTTAATTAAATAAAATAAAATGGCAGAAGAAAACGATTTAGGCTGGAAACTAACACCGCTTGATGACGATGGTAATCCAATCAAGAAAGAAGAACCAGCGAAAGAGGAAGCAGCTACAGAAGTAGAGGCTACTCCAGAACAAAAGGAGGAAACTCCAGAAGTAGAAACAAAGGAGGAAGTAGAACCAGGGACATCTAGAACTGGAACTGTAAATCCTGAACATGAAGAAGTTGCTCAAGTTGAGTCACAGGAACCTGAAAAGGAAAGTGAAGAACCAAAAGTTGAGGTATCAACTGAAGAAGTAAAAGAGCAACCAAAAGAAATAGACGAACAACAAGTTCTTGCCTATTTAAAAAATAGACATCAAAAAGAATTTAGTTCGTTGGAAGATGTTCTTTCAAATATTGAAAAACCGCAGTCTCAAGAACTGTCTCAAGACATCCAGACGTACTTAAAGTTTAAGGAAGAAACTGGAAGGTCTATGGAGGAATTTATACTTGCTCAAAGGGATATTTCGAAACTTGACGATGCTGCTGTTCTAGTCGAATACTATAGAGATACAAAGCCACACTTATCATCTGAAGATATAAGTTATCTGATTGAAGAAAATTTTGGCTTTGATGAAGAGGCAGACGAAGAACGTGACGTTAAAAGAAAAAAGATTGCGTATAAAGATGAGGTATATAAAGCAAAACAACATCTTACGGATATTGCAAACAAATATAAGGTTCCCCTTGAGTCAAGTGGTAAACCTTTGGGAGCAGATGCAAAAGAAGCTGTTGAGTTTTATACCAAATATAAGGAGGATGCTAGAGTTCAAGAAGAGCAATCTAAGAAACTTCAGGACGTATTTAGACAAAAAACAGATTCTCTATTTTCTGATGAATTCAAAGGTTTTGAATTTAATGTTGGGAAAAAGAAACTTATGTTTAAGTTGTCAAGTCCAAGCGAAGTGAAACAATCTCAATCAGACATAAATAAAATGTTATCGAGATTTACTGACAAGGAAACTGGAGCTTTGAATGATGCATATCAATTTCATAAATCTGCGTTTGCTATGACAAACCCAGACCTTATAGCTAAACTTGCATATGAACAAGGTATAGCCGATGCTACTAATAACATCGTTAAGGAAACAAAGAATTTAGATATGACAGTCAGGACAAACAAAGTAGAAGGTGAGTCAGGCACAAAGTTTAGAGTATTAGATAGCGATGGAGAATTTTCTGGTGGACTCAAAATTCGTAAAAAATAAAACTAATATTAAAAACTTAAAAATTTTACAAAATGGCTGTAACTATGACTGGAGTAGCTGGTGCGTTAACCCCTGCTCCAACTAAGTCGACATTATCGACTAATTATTTAGGATCAAGTATTGAGTTTACATCTCAATACCTACCAGAAGTATACGAGAAAGAATTTGAAAAGTATGGTAACAGAACTGTTTCTTCTTTTCTAAGACAACTCGGTGCAGAAATGCCTTTTGCTTCTGACGTTATTCAATGGGCTGAACAAGGTAGACTACACTTAGCAGTTAGTGGTGCAACTCGTGCTGCTGATGTTATTTCAAGTGCTGGACACCCTTTCAGACTAAACCAAACTGTAGTTATTATTGATGCTGATGGTGATACTGATAAAGCTATCATCACTGACGTTGATTCAGGAGGTACCGAATTTACTGTTGCTTCTTACTCAGGAGCTAACTTAAATGCAGCTCTTGCTACAACTGGACTAAAAGTTTTTGCATTCGGTTCTGAATTTAAAAAAGGAACTAATGGAATGACTGGATCTCTAGAAGCACCTAAAGATATCCTTACAAATAGCCCAATTATCATCAAAGATAAGTATGAGGTTAATGGATCAGACATGGCACAAATCGGATGGATTGAAGTGACAACTGAGAAAAACACAACTGGATATCTATGGTATTTAAAATCTGAGCATGAAACAAGACTAAGATTTGAAGACTACATGGAACTTTCTCTTGTAGAAGGTAGACCTGCTGCTTCATCTTCTGGTGCTGACACTGCTGGATATAAAGGTACTAAAGGTCTTTTCTATGAATTAGAAAACAGAGGCAACATTGCTACTGGAAGTATTGATTCTAGAGATGATATTGAAGAGATTATTAAAGTCTTAGATAAAGAAGGAGCTATTCAAGAGAATGCTTTATTCGTGAACAGAACTAAATCTTTTGAGATTGATACAGTACTAGCTGCACAAAACAATAGCGGTGCTTCTACAAGCTCTTACGGTTTGTTTGACAACGATGAAGACATGGCGTTAAATCTTGGATTCAAAGGATTTAACCTTGGATATGACTTCTATAAAACTGATTGGAAATACTTAAATGATCCAACTACTGGTGGTCTTACCTCTGCTGTTGATGGAGTTTTAGTTCCTGCTGGAACTACTTCTATCTACGATCAAGTAATGGGTAAAAACGCTACACGTCCTTTCCTACACGTTAAGTTTAGAAAGAACGAAGCTGAAGATCGTAAGTATAAGTCTTGGGTTGTTGGATCTGCAGGAACTGGTTCCTCAATGTCTAGCGACTTAGATGCAATGCAAGTACACTTCTTATCAGAAAGAGCACTTTGCGTACATGGAGCTAATAACTTCATTTTAATGCAGTAATCTTAATCAGGGGGATGGTAATTCTGTCCCCCTTTTTTTTAATCTAATAAAATAAAATAAAATGGCAACTACTAAAACAAGAGCTACAGGCTCTAAATGGGAAATAAAAGATCGTACCTACATACTTCTAAAAGATGGTACGCCAGTAAATTACTTACTGAACACAAAACACAGTCGAAACAAACCTCTACAATACTTTGATGGAAAGAAACAACGTGCATTAAGATATGCAACGAATCAAAGTTCTGTATTTATAGATGAGCAAGAAGGTGATGTAATTATAGGAAGAGTTAATTTTGAAGATGGTAAATTTGTAGTTAAAAAAGAAGATGTTTTACTTCAACAGTTTTTAAGTATATATCACCCAGCTTTAGGAAAAGATTACATAGAATTTGATGCTGATAAAGATGCTGGAAAAGATCTAGATAATATAACTGAAGTTTTGGAAGCTATGAATATGGTTAAAGAAATGGAAATAGAAGATCTTGAAGCTATAGCTAGAAGTGTATTTAAAT